TTTATGGAAAAGGAAATTTCCCTTCTAATTATAAGAGTAAAAATAAGCAAGAAAAAATTGATGAAAAAAAAGTATGGTATACAGGCGCAACTCGTGCTAGAAACACCATTCATTTATTAGGCACGGATTATAAATATAATTATCCGTTAGGAGAAGATTATTTAGTATATGTTCAGGAAACCCGTTGATGCAAACTACTACACGCGCTTAAAAGAGATGATAAAAAAAATCAAAAAAGAAACTGGATGGACTGATATTCTCAAAATAACAGAAGAGGCGCACATTAGATTGAAAGTAAAAAAGCGTGGTGAGAAAAGGCTATGAAAAAATTAAAAATGAAAATACTCCTATGGATTCAAGGCTGGTCTGGGCAGCTTAATTCGTGGGCCTGGACTAAATGGAATAAACTTCATCGGGAGGACCGGAAATGAATCGTATATTTATAGTTACTTTTACTTGTCTAGGATTAATAGTTCTGTTATCGCTTTATATGCTGGTGGTGGTTCTATGAGTGATAAAGATATGTTTAAAGGTATAACTTATAAATCTTTGGATAAACAAGTTGATGGAACTCACTACAAAGGTTTTAGGATTGAACCTGCTCAGTTCATTTCAGAAAATAATTTAGAATGGGCAGAAGGAGAAGCTATTAAATACATCTGTAGACACAAACTTAAAGGAAAAGAAAAAAGTATTGATAAGGCAATTCATTGCTTAGAAATAATTAAAGAAAGAGATTATTCATGAGCTTACAGCTTTCTATGAATTTTAAAAAACACATTTGGTCTTGCCCTGCAGAATATAAAGATCTTTCCCATGCAAAAGAAATAGCAATTGATTTAGAAACTCGTGATGAAGGAATTGGTTCCGGCCAGGGAGCGGGATGGGCAACTGGTAATGGAAACATTATTGGATTCGCTGTAGCCACCGAAGGTTGGCAAGGTTACTATCCTTTTAAACATTTTGGTGGTGGTAATATGATTCCTGCCCAAGTTAAAAAATACATAAAAGATGTGTGTGCCTTACCGTGCACTAAAATATTTCACAATGCTCAGTATGACATAGGATGGTTAGAAGCAGAAGGCTATAAAATTAATGGAGAGATTATTGATACGATGATTGCTGCAGCCATTGTTGATGAGAACCGATGGTCTTATTCTTTAAATACTTTGTCCAAAGATTACCTGGGGGAAATTAAAGCAGAAACCGATTTGATTATTGCAGCTAAAGAACACGGCGTAGATCCCAAAGGCGAAATGTGGAAACTCCCGGCGGAGTACGTTGGCTTTTATGCCGAACAAGATGCACGACTCACGTACCTGTTATGGCAGCAACTTAAAAAAGAAATTGTTCATCAAAGCTTGGGAACTATTTGGGAACTGGAATCTAACCTACTCCCAGTATTAATAAAAATGCGTCAAAGAGGTGTACGAGTGAAGGTAGAACAAGCTGAATTATTACGATCAAAAATGCGCATCCAAGAAAAAGAATTATTAAAGGAAATAAAAAAAGAATCAGGATTAGAAGTAGATATCTGGGCAGCGCGCCAAATTGCGACAGCTTTTGATAAGCTGAAGATAGACTACCCACGGACTGCCAAAACACACGAGCCATCATTCACTCAAAATTGGTTGATTAATTGTAAACATAAAATTGCTAAACTTATTGTAAAGACACGCGAAATAAATAAATTTCACAATACCTTCTTATCTTCTATCATGAAGTACCAGGTGAAGGGAAGGATTCACGCTGAAATAAATCAGCTTCGATCTGACAATGGTGGAACTGTGTCGGGAAGACTCTCGATGTCCCATCCTAATCTTCAGCAAGTACCGGCCCGCAACAAAGAGTTTGGTCCTATGATTCGATCTCTATTCATAGCAGAAGAAGACCATCAGTGGGGGAGCTTTGACTATTCACAGCAAGAACCACGGATGACGGTTCACTATGCCTCTTCGATTGGAAACGGATACGAAGGTAGCCAAGATCTGGTTGCAGCCTATCATGAAGCAAGCGCAGACTTTCACCAGACGGTAGCCGATCTGGTGGGAATAGACAGAACTCAGGCTAAGACTATAGGATTAGGCTTAATGTATGGAATGGGCAAGAATAAACTAGCTAACTCGCTAGGGTTATCAAAAGAAGAAGCACAGCTGTTAATATCAAAATATAATAGAAAGGTGCCTTTTGTAAAATTATTATCTGATAGGTGCATGCAGACTGCAGGCGAAAAAGGTGTTATAAGAACGAAGAAAGGTAGAAAATGCAGGTTTAATTTATGGGAACCTAGAGATTTTGGACTCCACAACGCTGAAACATTTGAGAATGCCGTGGCCAAGTATGGAAGAGACAATATAAAAAGAGCTTATACATACAAAGCACTCAACCGTTTGATTCAAGGCTCTTCCGCCGATCAGACTAAACAGGCAATGCTAGCTTGTGCCGATGCTGGTCATATTCCTATCTTACAGATTCATGATGAATTATGTTTTAATATTAAAGATAAAAAAATGGCAGACAACATTAAAAAAATTATGGAAGGATGTATCGAATTTAAAGTACCCTTTGTGGTGGATAAAAAATTAGGAGACTCCTGGGGCAATGCCAAATGATGAACTAGCTTATTTATCAGGTATATTTGATGGCGAAGGCTCCTTTGGTATATGGTCAAAGGGGGTGGGAAAAACTAAACAATTAAGAGTAAATGTAGACATGGCCGATAGTGATATTATTATGAGATTTTTAACTTTTTTTAAAAGAGGTGTAATCTATTCTAGGCAGCCAAAAGACCCTAAACATAAATTAATGTATAGCTGGCGTGTCACTCACAAAGAAACTGCAATTGATATTTTAAGAAGAATGCTACCCTACTTATCTAAACGAAGACAATCTAAATTTCACGAGGTCGCTGGTGGCTGAACTATTAACCACAACTCAAGACACTTGGACCACGGTCCATCCTTGGTATCAAATTATCAAGCATCGACTTATTCATATTGAGTTAGCCAAAATCCACATTATTCCTAATGTTGCTATTCCAGTCGATGAAGAATCTGTGAAAGAGTTTAAAAAAGAAGGAATGTTAGTTCCCATTGTTATAGATAAAACTAAATTATTAGTGGAAGGAGCTAAAAGACTTCAGTATTTTAAAAATGTAGGTAGTCATGCCCTGGTCTATGAAGCCCGAAGCATTGATGAAGAAAACTTTTTTAAAAAATTAAATGAAAAATGTTTCCATCTTCATCCAAATATATTTGATTGGAAATTTATGTTTGAAGAAAATATGCGCGAGTATACCCACAAGGTTTTACCCCTTTTACAGGAAGGAATACAAGATCCCCTAGTTAAGTAGCGATACTTGGCTTTTTATCGTTATCAACTTTTATTTCAATTTGTGTCTTCAGGTCTTTTATCTGAAATGAGGCCACCTTCATTTCGTCCTGTTGACCCTTCGTAGCCAACTGAGCCCATTTGTGCTCTAAGTTTAGCTTCTCTTGTACCATCTGTTGCAACATTAGCAAACTCCTCGTACGTTAGGCGGACATTCTTATCTGAGTAGAATCCTTTTTGGCTTTGTGCATTAGAGGTATCTACCTTAATTTTGCCCTGTTCAACCAGCTCTGCAAATCTTAACAGAGCTGCTTTATCGTCCCTTGCTTCCACATTCCCATTTAAATAGGAGCCGTATACAAAAGCTTGGATACGATATAGCTTCATAAGTTACTATAAGACACGCTGGGGTAGTGTGTCAAGCTTATTGCCATACAATGGAATGAGTGGTTGAGAGACCCTTCGGGATGCAAGAGATAGTCATTTCTGTGACGTAGGACCCCTTATTTTTAAGATTTAGCTGTATTTGGTCACCAATGTACTCCGCCCTGTCAAGACAGCTCTGAAGGGTGATATGCTTTGATTTTTCATACTCATATATGTTGCCACATTTTTGCTTTAATTCTAAAGAGTGATAATCAACAGCCCAACAGACGGAGCCCAACAGAACAAACTGATATAAGAATTGCATTTAGAGGGGTAACTCTAACGGATTTTTTTCTTCGAAACAACGAAATTTCACATATATTTTATTGATATTAACTTTCTCTTTTCCTAGCTTTTGAGTCCAATTATAGCCTTCCTGATAGCCTTTCAGCATGCAGCTATGTACATCGCTGAAAATACCATCATACTTGAAGGGGGGTAAACAGGTATTTGAGACCGAGCTGCAAATATATATAATTAAGAGTATTTTCATGTTGACTTTATATTCTATCCCATTTATATAGGAAGTATGAAATTAAAAAGTAAAAGTTCTTTGTTTCAGAATATCATAACGGAAGTTGACCAACAACTAAGCAACATTCCCTCTCATGATTCTGATGGAACTCAGCTGGAAGATTCAATAAATTTTGATACCTACCGGGACAGCCTAAAAGAACTAACGGTGACAACAGCGAACGATAAAAAAATACAGCCTGTCCACACTAGCCTGGCGACAGATCTAGTGCATGATGAGCTGATAACAAGAAGGGAAGAAAATGGAAAGGGAAGTTAAACAATTTTTAATGATTGTTTTTATAGGAGGACTGATGCTCAGTCCAAAATTATTTTTAGTTTTAATAGGTTATTTAATTTATGGAGTATTTTATTAAATGGCTACACTAGACCCAAACCAACAAAACCAAAATCTATTGGAGAATATTTTAGATGCTTTATGCAAAGCTACCAAGCGGGACATCACAATCTTTTATCCCACGCGGAAAAGCGGTGTTATACCTTATCTAAAAAACGAAATTAAAACAACTTTAGATAAAATCAAGCACGTAACTTAATGATTGACTTTATTATAAATAACAAGGAAATTATTATTATTAGTTTTGGGGTGATAGGTACCTTTACTATGCTAAGTACTAAATGAGTGCCTATATTATTAATTCAAAAGGAGTATGTATGACAAAAGAAATGAGAACAGACAGGGAAACAGAATTAGAAAACTCTTTATCCATTGCTCTGGATATCAATGACAAATACCAAAGAGAAAATAAAGAATTAAAGGATGAAGCAAAAGAAAAAAAGGATTGGAAAGTGACATTGAGTTATGATGTACGACATAATGACACCTACTTAATCACTGACCAAACTAAAGAAGATGCAATTTATATTGCAGAAAATAAAAACCAAAGTTCTGAATGTATCTGTCTTAAAAAAGTTGAGGATGATATTGAAGATACGGACACAACTATTAAAGAAGTAGTTTTTAATAGTGAAAAAAAAGAATGGTTTGACAAGGAGAAAAAATGAACATTAAAAAATGGAAGAGTGTTGCAGTAAGAATCGAAGACTATAACTTGCTGAAAGGAATGTGTAAGGAAAAGTTTAGAGCACCCGCAGGGATGATATCTAAGTTGGTGGATGACTATATTAAGTTCTGTGCCAAAAAAGCTGGAGTATCAATAGAGGCTTATAAAAAGAAACTGAATGGCAGCTCAAAATAATCATCACCCAGAGGATGGGGATGGACTTCAAAGTGGTGATGTGGATCGAATTAGAGCCTTAAGTAAAACTAATCCCCCAGGCATAGAGGAATTTACCGTTCGCTTTAATGCAATTGTTAAGTCACTCACTCTGTTTGTTAATGGAGTGGAGCGAAATCATGTCAAGTTCCCTGAAAAAGGACTAGACAAGTTTGAAGCCTGTCTTAAACTTATTAAGAATCAATTTATTGCATGGCGAAATCCGAAAAATTAATCGAAGTTAAATTAACTCACGATGAAATTTGTGAATTAATTAATGGACTAATGGTTCGAAAAATTGTTGTCTTTGGCGATAAAAAGGAAAGAAAATTAGGTAGAAAATTAAGCACAGCTTTAAAAAAAATTGAAAAGAAAAGTGTCAAAAAAGCTTAATAAACACACAGAAATCAAGGATTTTCAGAACTATTGGAGGGAAGATAAACCCTGGGGAATTCAATTGAGAATTGCTACATCAGAAAAAACCTATGTCATTGATTGCAAGTGGACCGATAGGGTAAGATTACCTGACGGCCGAGTTATATCAAATGTACTTGCATCTAAGATAAAAAATGAGTAAGAAAGAAATAGTATATAAAATTTGCGAACCGTGCAAAGGAAACGGATACCTGCGTGGAAGTATGGGAGCCACCGGAACTTGTATCTATTGCAATGGTTCAGGACACAGTAACCACGAACCACGGATCAATCCAGATACTTTTATAGAAATTATTAAATGGGTAGAGGATTATATCGATGGCGAACAAACCGAAGGATGGTATCACTGAGTTTACAAAAGCTCTCGTCATTCTTGCGGCCACTTTAACAAAATCCAATTACGATAAAATAGTTCATGTCATGTTTGCACTTCACAATGGAGTGTCCTTTGGTTACCAACCAGAATTTGATCCTCAGATGATGACCGATGCCCAGGATCTCTATAAATTTCATGCTAAAAAACATAAAAATAATATTGTAAAACTGAAGCTGCTCAAGGGTGGGAAGGATACAGATGTTAAGCTATAATACTTCTATGAACTTATTTTTTAGAGAAGAAAAAAATTTAATCACTCTTCCACGACAACAACAATGGTCTGGCGCTAGAATACATCAGTTACTCGAGGATGTTCAAAAACAATGCGAGGTCGCCTCTCATGTTACTAACATACATCCGGAGGTTAAA